AAAAGTCAAAGACGGAATCTGCATCAATCTCAAACTGTTTAGAACTACTTACTTTATCAGATGTACCAGCATCAATTGTTGATAAAGTTTCTGTAGTTTCATCGGTTGTAATCTTAGTTGCATAGGTTCCAGTAGCCAGACTTGTTGCACCAGTGATGATTTCTGTCAACGTGAATGTGCCGGTCATATTGATGAGATACAAGTAACTGGTTACGGAATCCCATCGTGCAACTTCACCWGTRATTGCAGAAGTTCCACCTGTAACTGTTTCTCCTACAGTGAACGTTCCTGAAACACTTGACAATTCAAATGTACGAACAAATGATTGTTCTCGTTCAATATCATCAACTGTGTCTATTCCAGTATCAAGGGCTTCATCAGAATAAGTAAAGAGTTCACAAGTYAGATCAAATGTTGGGAGTGCGCCTGCTTGATAAAAGGGTAGTTCGTGTTCGACAAACATGATTTGGAAGAGTTTGCTGGTCAAACCAAAATAGATGAGATCACCCTCTTTTGGTCGAGTTCCTATATCCAAACCTTCCCATGCTCGTCTTGCAAGTGAAAATATGATTTGGTCACGTACTTCCAGACCAAATTTAGAAACGAGATCTCCTTCACCTTCAAAAACCATCAACRGACTTAATGAACATCTCCACCGAATATGCATCTTTATATTCGGAAATAGAATCCTCGCCAAGAATCGTATCTTCATTGACAAGGGTTCTAGGAATGTAATTTACATCATAACCAATTACTTTAATCGATTCGGTGACAATCGAATGTAAAAGTTCTTGGTCATTTTTCGCATCAAAGTTGCGGAAATATGAATTTGTAGCCATTCGATTATCCTACATAAAAGTTGTCAGGCGCCTGATATTTCAGTTGCAATTCCTCGTCAAGTCGTTCTAGTTCTGTGTTTCCATCATCATAAATTTGTCTTCCGTTYAAGGTTGCACCACCYGGCAACTGCATYCCTTCAAACTTGATTAAATTYTGACCCCATTGTTTCTTAAATAACGCAATCGTATATTTTTTCAGGAAGATGTCGTTGTATATTTCTGTATAAGTTGCACCATCAATCTTTTKKAAACACTGRACAATTATCCAATCACCAATATCAACTGCGTTGTCCCAATCCATGTCCAGATGAAGTTTATCTGTCATGCGATTAAATCTCATTTGTCGTGATGTTCCACTTGAAAACATTTGATTCAAAAGAGAAAGATTCTGTTTGGTGGCYGCAAAATAGGCTAATCCACCAGAACCTTGAAGAACACTTGGAAGTTCATTTAGATTAAACTGATATTCAACCGAAAACATGTCGTTTGAAGAAAGTGCTCGACTRATTGGTAAGACATCTCTTATTCCAATAATCGTATCATCRATTGTYAAATAACGTGTATCTGCATTTCCAAACGAAACTGCTGTTGCTTGTGTTGCATGAGGCACACCAGTTGCACCAGAACTTGAACCTGTTACTGTTTCTCCTGCAACAAATGTAGCACCAGAAGTATTCGCAGCACGGAGTCCATTTCCATCTTTGTGTTCTTTGAATTTCAGAACGGTAGTACTTGTTACTGCATGTATTATTGCAGTTGCATTTGATGTTCCGCCYGTGATTGTTTCTTCAGCAGTAAATGTTCCAGTAGATGCACTTGCAAAGGTCAATGTACTTGCAGTCACTTGTTCTGGTAAATAATGTATTTCAGTTCCATCAAAATGATACTCTTGAAACATTTGAATTGATTCATCAATCATATCATTCATCTGTTCATCTGCAAGATTGATATCAATAACTGGCTTGCCGAGTTTTCTCAGACAATATTCTTTCAATTCTGTAGTTGATGCTGGTTGTGTWGAWGACATAGTTTCATTTATCCGTTATTAATTTAAGCAGATGCTTCGACTGTAATAAGTCCTTCTGCAAGTCGTTCTTTGGTTGTTCCGTCACTTTGGGTATAHGTAAGACTATAGTAGTATTTTCCCTCTACAAGTTCTGCTGTTTGAGTTGCAGTCAACGAAAATGTRCARTTTGCGCCAGTAAGAGAAGTTGTAAATGATTGGGGTTCGATTGTTATATTATCCCCTATATCACCCCCACTTCCATCCGTACTGTTTAACAATATCTCTCCACCATCTTCTAATCTGAGGGTAGGTGAATAAGAGAAATTCTTGACCATTGCGCCCGCAACTGTACCAGAAGATATCGTTACAGCAACAGAAGCCGAACTTTCTGCACCTATCGTTTTTTCAAACGTTGCGCCCTGATCGAGCGTATAATTCTGAACTTTTTTCTTGATTGTAAGTGCCATCGAACTTCCATAAAGGGTTGTGAATATTTATAGTTTTCATCATATATATTTATTCTATAGGGGTTTTTGAGGGGGGTTTCAAAAACTCTTTTTTCCTAAATACGAGTGAAGGAGTTGTTATTAGCAACTCCAACACCCTAATCACAATTTWCTSTTTCTWGGAGAAWRTCATGCCTAAAAATATTTATCACAACCATCATATCATCCCAAAATATCGTTGTAAAGAAATCGGCATAGACCCCGATTTTCCAGAGAATATTATTCGCATTACACGAGCAGAACACGCAGAGGCGCATTATCACAGATGGCTCAAGCACAAAGACCGTAGAGATTTAGGAGCTGCCGTTATATTAGCCAAAGGCGAGATAGATGGATTAGATATATCTGGTGAAAAAACATCCTTTCTATGGCAGGAAACATTCAGAAGAAACCAAAAAGAAAATGAGCATAGCACAGAGTGGTG